CCACCGCGCTCCTTATAGATTTCCATGTGCCGCCGCGTCCGCTTTTCCTTGCTCCAGCCTGGCTCTTCTTTCTCCCCCAGCAGCCCCTGCTTTAATCCCTCCATGATCCCCTTGCCGGTTGTGACAGCAAGAATCACTGCGGTCTTGAATGTGGCCTGCAATAGCTTCAAAAAAGAATCAAGTGCGAATTCAAGACCTTTCTTCCAGTCGTTGCGCATATAATGCACAAAATCCATAAACACATCTTTAACAAACGCCGCATATGTCGCTGTTTTAGCAGCCCATACTCGCACCCGGTCTACATTTTCCCGGGCCCAGTCGCGCATCTTCACGACGGTATCAAGCAACGCCACCTGTAAAGCTTTGCCTATTTGTTCCTTGAGCTCGCGGCCAGCGTTCCGCATTTGTTTAACCTGGCCAGCGTAGCCTTGGGCCGCAGCCTCAGCCAATTTGAACTTGTCGATTCCGATGGCGATTACCTCGTTAAACTTCTCCTGCGCACTCATGGACTTGTTAGTCACAATCCCAAGGCCTTTCAGTCCCCTGGTCTGTCCCAATGCCGCACGTGCCACCAGCTGCATCGCCGCCACCGTATCCATCCCGAAAGCCTTGCTCAAACCAATGGCCGCCTTGGTGGCATCTTGCAATTCTTTACCGGCTATCTTGCCCACATTCGCGCCTAATGCCATTAGTTTCAACGTCGCCTCATCGCTGTAGATAGTGACCTTCTGGAGTTCGCGGGCAAAGTGCTGCATCGCCTCAATTTGCGATCCTTTGCCCAACATGTTCAGGGATATCTGCAGGGCCGCAATCGCCGCCTTCTGTTGCCCGGCCAATTGTAGTGAGTCCTCCAGGAAACGCTTCATGGCCCGTCCCGAAAAATAGATCCCGGCCAAGGCCGCTGCCTTGCGCAGCATGGAACCCATCCACATCGCCGAGCTGCCAATCTGCTTGAACTTGCCACTGGCCTCATCTCTTGCCCGGACCATTATGTCCACATCTCGCGTGACCATATCTTAATCGTCCATTATTCCCGCGTCGGCCTTACGGGCTGCCTGCTCCGCCCAGATATATCTGCACGCCGCAACAAAACTCGCCGATTGATCCAATGCCCCCCCGACGATCGGCGGCAGTCCTTTTTGATATAGATCTGCATATTGCAACAATTCCCACACCTCCGCCCCGATCCACAGCAACGGACACTCCGTTACCTCAAATCGCCCTAGTCCGCCGCAACTGGGGCATCTGTCTCCGGCGTCGGCTCGATCGTCGGGCCCGCTGCACTCGGGGCATTCGCAGTCGATGGGGCTGTTTCGGTCGGGTGGTTGTTTGCAACCTCGGTGTCCGGGGCAGTTGCGGCAGATTTTTCCGTACTGCATTCCGACAGCGATTCTAATCTTTTTTTTTCCTCGCGGTCGGGCCCCTGGGTACAAACCCGCGCCAACAGCTCAAACGCCTCGGGCAATGTGATCAATCTATCGAGCTCGGCAGGGTCGAAGTCGATATGTTCGCCCGTTGCCGGGTCAATCATATTGCGCCAGCCAATGAGCCGCTCGCGCAGCCGGTCGAATAGCTCGTCCATCGTAGCAAAGGGCATCTCAGTGTCATCGCCCGCCTTCATTACTTTTTCATATATCTCGCGCATCCGCCGCAGCTCGCGGCCGGCAGCGAAGCGATAGACAAAGACCGGACGCTCATCGATCGGCAGAGCTTCGTCGGACTTCACTGCGATCTCAAAGGTTTGTGACGGATCCAGGGCTATCGGCATTTTTCGTACCTCGAGTAGTGGTGGTAGCTTCCTTCTTGAGATACCCGGCTTGCGTGCCATTATCCAGGGCATTCCAGATTGTCATAATCTGCTCATCCGTGGCGCTCTCAAGTCCACCACGGTGCCCCAGCACCGCCTCTCTAATTGTCTTGATATCCGGCATTGCTTTTACCTCATTATCTGATTGCTGGTATCTCTATCAATTAACTGCACGTAATCGTCAGCTCATCGTCGCCGCTGCTGATATTGCATTGGCCGGTAATATCATGGACAAGCTTGCCCTCCCGATCGCCTGGGACAATCTCGCGATATTGCAACTTCGGCACCGCGAAGGTAAACTTGTTGTTTGCGGTACCACCCACCAACAGGGACAACGCTACTTCAGTGCCGGCGAGCCAGGCACCATAGACGTCATTCGTAGCCACCAGCTCGGCCTGCTCGTCGAGGGTAACAATCGGATCGCGTTCGGTGATCACGTAGTGGCTGATGCCCCCCGCCTTGGAGATATCCTCTACGGCCACGACCGTGTTCTGCATATCAAAACCGACATTAGCAACAAACGGCGTCTCCCCGGCCGGACACGTAAAGGTCGTACCCTTCAGCGTCGGCGGGATAGTGGAGGCGTAACTCGCCGTCGGCACCGCTACATCGCCCTGTGGCTGCCAGACGCCGGTAAAATCGAACTCGGCAAACACTTGTTTCCCGAACTCACCAGCCATTCGCACCGTCCCCATGGCTCCGATCATCTTTTTCATCAGACCATCTTGATAGAGTTCCATGGTTAAGGTCTTTTGCACCGATATGTCTGACGAAGGCGAATATACTGCCCCAACCAACTTGAAACCGCATCCCGTCAAACACGCGCCCAAGCCGGCGTCGAAATCAGCGCTTGCTCCGTTGCCCCGCATCTCTGCGCGAAACCTCAGAGTCGCGCCCAGATTGCCCGGCATACCGGCTACATTGCCCAAGTATTTGGCGCCCGGTTGCCGTTGTACGAAGTCGCCCGCCGGTCTCATCTGAGCATCGAATCCCAACACGTAAGTATCAGTCTCAATCGCGGTGCCTTTGGTGGTCTCCGCCTTCAGCTTAATAATATTGCGCCGCGTAAGTAATGTCTTATTTGCCATTGTCTCAGCTCCTATACCTGTGTGTACGGGTCATCATCAGCAACGCGGTACTCGACTACCACTTCTACTGCCACGCCCGAATATTGTTGGCCCAGATCAAACATCGTTACCGAGTCTGCCCGCGTATTGATCGCCAGGTTGCTCCGCTGATGATCAGTTCGCAGTTTCTTTTGTATGTCAGCCGCGGCCTTATTCGCCCGCGTATCGATTGTGATCGCCGCCGTATCCAGGGCTATCAAAAACACACTACAAATGAATGTCTGTTCCCAAGTAATCGTATTAGATTCCCTATCGATCACCTTGGCGCCGCCTTGCTCGACAAAACATTCCAGGTCCGCTGTCGGCACCTCATCGTAGCGTTTGGGCCGCCGGGCGCTCAGTGTTTGCTCAAACCCGTTGCCCGTTGTGATCGCATTGATCGCGGTCTCAATATCTGCTGCAATCTGTTCCACGATCGGGGTTGCCATGTGCGTTTATCCTGCTCCTATCGGCCCGCATGACCTTACAAAATGGCCTCAACTTGTTTCTCGATGTCTCGCCCGAGCTGCTCTGCCATTTTGTTCTGCAGCGCAGCAACAGATTCCTCATCCATCATCGCCGGCCCGAATTTCTCTGCAATTGGCAGTCGCGCCGTCCCTGTGCGAACAAAGACGCCTTCGTATCCTCTGGGCATCCGCGCTATAAATGCCCCCGGGAGTGTCTTACGGCCGTCCGCGCTTATCTTATAGCTAACGCCAGCGGGCGTTTCGCGTGCATCGAATGCAATCAATGGTATCCGAGGGTTCCGTATCGTTGCCACGGCCCGCGGCCGATTTACTGTTGCCGCTTCGATTACGTTAACTCTGGGCCACTCTTCCATCTGGAGGCTTTTCCAGCGTCCAGTTCTGACATACGCCCCCGCCGCGCTTGGCAAGTTTGATATAGATGCGATGGCCGCGTTTATTGCCCGCACTAATATTCGTGGCAGACCTTTTGGTATTGACCACAGTGTTTTCTGCAGCCGTCGCCATTGCCGTTTGTTGATAATTATGTCCACTGCCACCGGCATCAGGTCACCGCCAATTTAAGCATCCCGGTTTGTCCGTCTATCTCCTGGCCCGGCTCCAACGGGGCAAGAATCCGTCGCCGCCGCTGCACCCCGCCGATCCGCACAGGCAATTCGACCTCATCGCCCCCTGTGTCGAGCTCATCCGAGCTGATCCCGATATCGCTGTTGTTTGCCACCCGGATCGTTATCCCGCTGGCCATCGCCCCGGCAATGCCTCCGATCTGCTCGGTCGGCTCCCGTGCGATGATCGCGTATATCTGCCGGGCGGGGCTGCCATCGGCGGCATAATACTGTACCGCCGCCCCACAGGCAGTGAGGATCTCGCTCACTGCCCCATAATCTTTAGTCGTCGGGGCCGTTATATCATAGGTCCCGGTAAACTCGCCGCTCTCACCATATTCAGAACCCAATCTCACATCATCTTCCGCTGGCACAACAAACGTACCCGTAAACTCTGTCCCGTCGCCGCCATATTGGACACCGGCCTCTACATCACCAACACTCGGTACGTCAACAACCACCAATGCTCCGATGCACGACGCCCTCCCTTCGATATCCGGACGACCCCCGGCATATATAGCCGCTGCAACCGGCCGAAAATCGCCATGCGTAATATCGACAAACGGTGTCGGATCGGTAGTAGCCGTTGAGTGTGGCCCTTTGATCGAACGGTTGTGTGTAGCATCGTGCCAGGCATTACCAGCAAAGGCCCCGGCTGTGCAAACAGCATAACTATAATCGCTTCTGACGCTGCCGACTCCATCGGAAATCAACACGGCGTAATCGTCGTCAGCGGGGACGACGAAGAAATTGTTCCACTCGTTTACGGCTGCACCAACACCAACCGGATTTATTCCTGCAACTGTGCAGTTTACGAAAGTGCAGTTGTTTATTTCCGCCCCCATTCGATACGGTTGAATACCCTTTGTTCCAACTATAACACAGTACTCCATCTTATCATAATACCCCGTGTACATGAGCCATTGCCCAACCTTACCCTGCAAAACACAGTGGCTCCACACTGTACCGGAATTTATATGACCATACCACGGCAGGCCATCGAATGTAGTCCCAGACCAGCACTCGTTGTACTGGAAATGTAGTGCCTGTCCAGAGGGTATGACACGGACTGCTCCGTTGAACTTACATCCATTAAATCGTGCCTGTTGTGCAGTGTTAGTTGGATAGATCAGATATTTATCGGCATTGCGAACATTATGAAGGTTAATGCCTTCAAGGACAAAATTGTCTATATTGTCAAGTTCTACGCCATTATAACCTCCGCCATTGAAATCCCAGTCAAGCCATTTGGCGTTGGGATTATCCCAATATGACGGGTCAATGCCATTCTCACTTCTATAGGCATCGGCAGCATTGCCGTAGTAGGCTCCACCCACACTCATATCACCCGGACTCTGATAAAAGGCTTTGATCATAAATCTCGTATTCTTCGAAACCGTACCTGTTCCACCTATAGCTAATGCCAGATGAATGTGAGCCGGCGGAGTATGATCTTTACACGTCCAGATAGTACAAGGGTGATATGCAGCAGTCGTACCAGCATACATTTGTGCATCACTTATGCCCCACCATGCTCCACCAACCCAGCAATCTACGTCGGCAGAATCATCAGTTGAATCTCCATCGACAGTATCTCTTAGCGTTATTGTATTAGCTGTGACGGCGGTAATTTCATAAAACCCATTAGTTAATTCCGCCTCGTTATCTTCTACATACACAACTAAGCCAACGCCATCGAGATGCTCTCCAATTCCGTCGATTGCTTCGAATGCTCCTGCTTTTGTAAGAGTTTGCTCACTCTTATCCCAAGTAGCCCCCACCGCTGTAGCTAATGGTGCATTGTTCTCCCCCATTATTGTGCTCACATCAAACTCACCATCTTCAGTAAAACTATTTGCATCAAGCCAGCTTCGAGTGTAGCCACCAGCTATACCATCGCCTACTGTCCCACCCATAAAGAAAACGGACTCAGAGTTTTCAAATACTTCGCCCACTATTCAGGATCCTTCTCGGTAGGTCTGGTAGGTATAGCATCGAGGTGTAGGATCATAATCCGCTCATCTTTTTCGTTGCGTGTGACTGACGCCTTAACCTTTGTGTACTTGCCGACATTTGCCGCTTTGACTTGACCAAGTATCGTCGCCGCCGTTTCCTCATCCTCAGCCCGTTTCATTGCTGCCACTATCTTACGAATAGCATTCTTGACCGCCTGGCCTGTAGTTCCGTGCCCTTTTGGTGGCTGGAGCCGAGTCATAACGGATTGCCACGTCAGCGCCTCAACCACGTCGCGACGCAGGTTCTGCTCACGGACATAATTGCTCAGCGCTTCAAGGATGTTAAAGTTCACTCGCTCTTGTGGCATCTGTGTCTCACGCTCCTTTGAGCACGAACTTCACGGCCGATATCACCCCCACAAATATCACCGCAATCCCCACAATCACGCCGGCAAAAAAGACCCGCTTGTTGCCGAGCCATTTCCCATACGGACAACTGTCGATATGTTGCTTAAGCGCTTCGCCCATCGCCCCCCTAATCCCCTCCAACACGATAAGTTTGATCGATTCGCGATCCTGGTCTGTCAGCGCCATCGGACGATCTCCCTATTAAACTCTCGGCTGTACGGTGAGTCTTCGCCCAGCGCATCGTGTATAACCTACCGCCCGCCGCAAGACTGAGGACTCCACGTCAGAAGCCTCTCTTATGCCTCTACCCGCGTGTATTCGAGCCACAGCGCCGTCATGTACATCTTGTCGGTGGTATGAGCCACCGGCGTAAGCTCGCAGGTAATTGTTTGAGCACCGGCGGGAACATCGGACGCTGCGATCGTGGCGATCTTTTCGGCATATGTGGCGGTCTGGTTGGTGGCGCTAGCGTCTTCGACCTTCGTGTCTCCCTCGTCGAAGTACGTATCGACGTCGAATCCCACCGCATCGGTCGTATCCTCCGACGCGATGCGTGTATGCAGCGTAATATCCTCAGAGACATCAATATCCTGTGGCAAAACAGCCTGGAATACGACCGGATCACTGTTGCTTGCCGCCCAGTTGACGCGAAGCGCGCTATCGGTATCACCGTTCGTAAACTCCAGGATCGGAGTTGTGTCTTTGGCCAGCAGTCCGCCATTAGCGGCGATATCGGTGATATCGTTGGTGACTACTTCTCGCAGAGTTGCCAGTGGCACAGGGATCGTCCCTTTCTTGAGGAATCCGACCAGCTTGGCCACCGTCACACTGTTGTCGCTCGGCGTCGCGGCCGCATGACTAATGCTATGCCGCAGCAACACCTTCTCGGTAGTTGTCGTTGTCCCGACCGCCTCGACGGCGATCCCTGCCGGCAGATTACTACCCTGAACATTGGTCAGTTCGTCGTTGCCGGTATCCCAGTAGAGACTCTGGCCAACCGTCCAGGTTTCCCCGGCGTTGGCAGTCATTTCATAGACACCATCGATATCGAGCGCACCGGTCCCGGTCGATGCGGCAATATCGCCAACCGCCACGGCGATACAGTCGGTAAGTTCCACCACATCCCCGGCACTGATTGCAGCCCCGGCATTGGTGTAATTGATCCGCAATCCATCCTGAATTTTCGTCGCTGTCCTTGACATAATTTGGCTCCTATATGGGGTGGGCCGTGCCCACCCATTCGGTTACGTGTTCGTCGGCCTTCGATTATGTTACCCGTCGCCTATTGATTTTTTGGCACAAACTCCACGCCGAGATACTGCCACAGCACCATCGAGTAGATTTCCCAGCCGACAGTCTCGCCATCTATCCGCTTGATATCCGGCTGTTGTTTCGCTGCCGCCCCGAGCCGCGTGAGTACATCCTCCAGCGGCATCTCTACGGCTTCTGCGATCTCTGCCCCCGTCGCCACGGCCGGCAGTTTATGATTCGCCACAACCCGCACTTCAGGGGCCATGACAATCTCAGGCTCAGCCAGTTCGGCCGGTTCGGCAAGTTGCCCCCGCAGCGATTCAATTTCGTCGGCCTGGCGCCGCAGTAATGTCGCCCGCTCG